TCGTCCGCTGGATGGCCTGGTAAGGAGCCTTCGAGATGCCTGTTAACCCGTACGCTCCGCCGAGCCTGGCCGGTGACCTGCTCACCATTCACCGGCTGCTCGCGTCGCCGACGCAGATTCAGCGGCGCCTGCAGACCATCACCGACATGCGGTTCATCTCCGACCAGATCCTCACCCAGCGGTTCCGCTCCAGCGGCGGCGCGGTGCTGTACGAGGTCAGTGAGCCGATTTTCAACGAGCGTGACCCCGAGGCCGTCGGCCCCGGGTCGGAGTATCCGAAGGCTGTCACCCCGATCGGCGCGGCGGCTCTGGCCGCGGTGCTGAAGTGGGGTCAGGCGACCCGCATCACCGATGAGGCGATCAAGCGGAGCGTGCCCGCAGGTGCGCCGGTGGACCGGGCGCTGCGCAAGGTGATCAACACGGTGATCCGGCACATCGACGGCATCACCATGTCGGCCGTCGCGTCCGCCGTCACCGCCACCCAGGCCGCCGGGGACGACTGGATCGCGTCGACGGCGACGATCCTGCGGGACATCGAGCTCGCCGTGGCGAAGATCGAAGACCTGCAGATGGGCTACCGGCCGGACACGATCGTCATGTCTTCGACGAAGTACGCCTACATGGCGTCCGACGAGAAGATCAACACGCTGCGGCGTCGTGAGGCGACCGACAACCCGGTCTACGGCGGCAACATCGAGGTGCTCGGCGGCCTGGTCATCATCAAGGCGCCGCTGTCGTCGCTGCCGTCGGACGACGTGTGGATCCTCGACTCGCAGCAGCTCGGCGGCATGGCCGACGAGGCGAACGTCGACCCGGGCTACACCGTGTCGGAGATGGCGGTGCAGATCCAGACCGAGCGTCTGGCGACCAAGGACTCATGGGAGATGTGGGGCCGCCGCATCACCGTGCCGGTCGTGCAGGAGCCCGGCGCTGCCATCAAAATCACCGGCACGAACGTGTAAGGAGACTGGTCGTGGCCAAGCGATACAAGGTGACCGCGCCGTGCGTGGTCAACGTCCCGGTGTCCTCAGAGCAGGGCGCCCAGCTCACCACCTTCTACAGGGACGCGCTCCTGCCCGAGGGGGTGCCCGCGGCCCGGGTCAAGCACCTGCTCGACTCCAACCTGATCCAGCCGGTCGACGCCGGCGGCAAGGTCGAGGAGGAGCGGGGCGGCGGCGAGCAGCAGCTCACGGTCAACTCCCGCTCCAGCAAGGCGGAGCTCGTCGAGTACGGGGTGGCCCAGGGCGACGACCGGGCCGAACTGGATGCACTGACACGCGACCAGCTGCTCGACCGGTACGTCCGGACGCAGCAGTCGTAGCACGTGGCCCGGGCCGGCGTGAGTCCCCCGTCTCCGTCTGCCCGGGCCACCACCACAACCGCATAGGAGGGGATCGTGGCTGATCCGTCGTGGACGCCGAGCCTGGAGCAGGTGGCCGACCACATCCCCACCCGCACCCGCGACGCCGCCACCGCTGGCGACACCGCGCTGCTCGGCACCTTCAACGCGCAGACCGAACCCACCGACGAGCAGGCCCGACGCCACATCGTCGCCGCGGTGGCCGAGGTGCTCGGCGCCGTCGGTGGCACCGTCCCGGCCACCCCGCTGTTCCTGTCCGAGCTCGCCTCTGAGGCTGCCGCGCTCAGGGCGGCGGCTGATATCGAGTTGGCGTATCCGAACCGCAACGCGGACGTCGACCGTTTCCCGCAGCTGGATCAGCGGGCGAAGGACGCGCTCCAGCGCTTGGTGGACGCGGTCAACGACCAGGGCTCTGGCCCTGAGGGCGCGCTGCTGCCGGTCTGGTCGATGCCCGATCCGCCGTGGCACGGCGACTACCACCTCTGAGGAGGGCGTCGTGGCCGATGTGATCTGGGTGTGGAACGAGCCCGAGGTGTTCCGCGTCCTCAAGTCGTACAACGGGCCGGTGGGGCTGCACATCGCCAAGCTGGCCCGGCAGGTCACCCGCACGTCCAAGCGCTACGCCAACGTCAGCCCCGCTGGCGACATCGAGGCGGGCCGGCCGCCCGGATATATGCGGGCCAAGATCCGGTGGGACAGGGGCAGGGACCTTATCGGCGTTTACGCCGACATCTCCTCCCCGGCCCGCACCGCCCGCGACAACGCCCCGTACGGCGCATACATGGAACTCGGCACACGCCCACACATCATCCGCCCGAAGCGGCCCGACGGCTGGCTCCGCTTCATGGTCGACGGAAGAATCGTCTTCGCCCGCGTCGTCCACCACCCTGGCACCCGGCCGTACGCCTACCTGCGGCGGGCACTGGCCACGCTGCGCGGGGCCTGACCCGTGGCGCGTGTCGCGGCGACCGCCGCAGTCCTCGCCTGGGCCAACGCCCACCCCACGTTGACCGGCCCCGGCAACCCGCTCGACCAGGGCGCGTTCCGCGACCAGGTCCGCTCCCCGTCCCGGGGCGCCTACCTGGTGCTCGCCCGCATCGACGGCGCCGACGCCCTCGTCGCCGAAGCCCCGATCGACGAGGCGCGCATCGCCGGGCTGGTCTTCGCCGCCACGGACGAGGCTGCCGAGGCGGCAGCGACCGCCTACGCGAACGCGCTCGCCGCGCTGACCGGTACCCCCACCCTGATGGGCGACGCGACATGCCTGCTCGTGGACGCCATCACGGGCCCACAGTTTCTCGACGACGGCGCGGGCACGCGCGGCGAGCTCTACGCCTACCAGGTCGACGCGACGTTCTTCCTCCGCTGACCAACCCCTTCTCTCTTCGCTCCGCCGTGTCTTGACCTGGAGGTTCTTATGGCGGCTCTAACCCTGCAGGTGCTCGTACCTGGCGGGTCCGAATCCACGCTCGTCGCCGCAGCAGGCGGCGGCGACACCTGCCCTGCCGGTCCCGGCGTCTTCCTGGAGGTCGACAACGGCGGTGCCGGAGTGTGCACCGTCACGCTGGCCGCCCAGTACTCCACTTACGGGCTGGACCTGGAAGACCTCGCGGTCGCGGTCCCGGCCGGCGAACGCTGGAAGATCCCGGTGCCGCGCCTGTTCGCGGCGGCGGACGGGTCCGCGTCCATCACCTACAGCGGCGTCGACACGGTCACCGTCGGCGCGTTCAAGGCCGCGTGATGGCCACCCCGCGCGACAGGAAGTCGCCCCCCACCGCCACCCCGGCGCCGGCCGCGCCGCCGTACTACATCGCCACCGCGCCGCTGTTCATCGGCGGCAGCCAGTTCGCCCGCGCCCACAACGTCGGCGACCGCGTGCCCGCCGAACACGTCGAGGAGCACGGCTGGGCGAACCTCGTCTGCCCGCCGGACGGCTACGAAGCCCCCGCCGCTCCGCCCCAGCCCAGTAACGAGCCTGAGACCGCCCCTGGCCAGGCCACCAGCAAGGAAGGTGACGTCTGATGGCTCGTGGAAACCCGGCCAACCTCGCACTCGGCCCCGGCTCGCTGTACGCCGCCGTGCTCGGCACGCCCGAACCCGTCGACCTGACCACGCCGTGGGCGACGGTCAGCGCGCAGTGGATCCCGCTCGGCTACACCGACGAAGGCTCGACGTTCAACTACAGCGTCGACTCCGAGAACGTCGAGGTCGCCGAAGAGCTCGACCCGGTCGCCGTCGCCCTCACGTCCCGGGAGCTGTCCCTGAGCTTCGCGTTGGCGGAGATCACCGCCGCCAACCTGAAGCTCGCCCTCAACGGCGGCAGCATCGTCGCCGGGACGGGCATCGTCACGTTCGAGCCGCCCGACCTGGGCGAGGAGGTGCGGATGATGCTCGGCTGGGAGTCCGAGGACCACACCGAACGCTGGGTGTACCGCAAGTGCCTGCAGGTCGGCGGCATCGAGATGTCCCGGGCGAAGGGCGCCGCGAAGGCGACCATCGGTGCTGAGTTCCGGCTGGAGCGTCCGGCCGATGCCAAGAGCTTCGCGGCCATCATGACGATGGCGAGGGCGGCCTGACATGGCGAAGCGCTCCTACACCTCACGCCGCGACCAGACCGAACCCGCGCCGCAGCAGGACTTCGACCTGGACGGCGTCACGTTCGTCGCGGGGGGCTCCATCTCCATGATGGACATCAGCGAATTCGCCCGGCTCGCCAGCCAGGGGCTCGACTCCAAAAGCCCCCAGGCAGTCGCCTTCCTGGCTGACGTCTACCTGTCGCTGCTCGGCCCCGAGCAGTACCGCCTCTTCCGCGAGCACACCCGCAAGCACCGCACCGACCCCGCCGTCCTGATGGAGATCCTCAACGACCTGGTCGCCGGGGCGGTCGAGGAGGAGGCGGGCCGCCCTACCGGCAGGTCCTCGGACTCCTCCGATGGGCCGCCGACCACGCCGGCTACGCAGACGGTCGTTTCCTTCTCGCGGGGCACCGTCGAGACCCGGCCAGTGGAGGAGACGCCAGCGCTGGTCTCCTACGGCTGAGCGATCTGCCGCTCGCCGATCTGCTCGATGTGCTGCACGCGTGCTGGATCGACTGGCGGCAGGCCACGCTCCAGACCACCGCGCTGCTCGCGCTGGCTGGTGCGCTGGAGAAGGTCGAGCCGGACGCGCACGTCCAGTTCGACGACTTGTACGGGGCGCCTGCCGCGCCCGCACCGCGTAAGCCCGTGACCCCGCAGGAGCGGGAGGAGCGGATGCGGATCGTCGCCCAGCTCGCCAGATAGCCACCACGTGAACTGACGGGCTGGGGGTGTCGCATGGCTGGTACCCCCCTCGCCGAGGCGTTCGTGCGGGTCAGGGCGTTGACGGATCGGTTCAAGGGCGACGTCGAGCGCGGCTTCGCCGGGCTGGGCGACGACTTCGGCAAGCAGTTCTCCCGCGAAGCGTCCGCCCGGCTGCGTGACGAGCAAGGCCGGTTCGCCTCCGCCGGGCGTGACCTCGGCGAGGCGGCCGGGAACGCAGCCGGTGAAGCGTTCGGCCGCGGCATGGCCGAACGCGGCGCCGTCCAACTCGGCGACGACGGCAACGCGTTCGTCAAGGTCGGCGCCGATGTCGGCGACGACACCGGCGAAGCCGCGGGCGAGGCGTTCTCCTCCCGGTTCTGGCGTGACGCGAACGGCCGCTGGCGTGATGAGCGCGGCCGGTTCGTCTCCGAAGCGGAGGCGCTCGGCGAGGCGGCCGGGCGGGGCTTCTCCGACGGGTTCGACCGCAGCCAGGGCGGCGGGCGTGGCCGAGGGCAGCGGCATGGCCGCGACTTCGGTGACGGCTTCGCTGACGGACTCGGTGGCGCCCTGTCCCGGGTCGGGGACCTGGGGCGGCGGGCGTTCGATCTGATGCTGCCGTCTCTCGGCCGCCTCACCACGGGGTTCGGTTCGGCGGCATCTGCTGCTGGTGGCCTGCTGGCGACGGTCGGTAAGTGGACTGTGCTGGCGGGTGGCGTCGCTGCGGTCGGCGCTGCTGCGGCGTCGGCGGCCGGCTACGTAGTGGCCCTGTCGGCTGCACTGGCGCCGCTTGGCGGGTTGCTGGCCGCGCTGCCTGGTGTGGTGTTGACGGGCGCTGCGGCGTTCGGCGTGTGGAAGCTCGCGGCCGGTGGGCTCGGCGAGGCGATGTCCGCGGTGATGTCCGGCAATCCGGAGGCTATCGCCGCTGCCATGTCCAAGCTGACGGACTCCGGCCGGGCGTTCATCGGTGAGTTCGAGCAGCTGCTACCGCAGTTCCAGGAGTTCAAGGCGCTGGCTCAGGACCCCTTCCTTGAACCGCTGGTTGGCCAGATGGGCCGGTGGCTTGCCAACGCCCGCGCGCTGGGCCCGGCGATCGGCGGCCTGGCCGGCGAGTTCGGCCGGCTGGTGCGGACGGCGCTTGACTTCGCCACGTCGTCGAGCAGCATCGCCTCGTTCAACACGATCCTGGGCAACACGCAGTCCCTCGTCGGCGCACTCCGAGCGGCGCTGCAGCCGCTGCTGACCGGCTTCGTGGACTTGGGGACGGTCGGCTCGTCGTGGCTGGCCGGCATGTCGGGCGGGCTGCAAGACGTGCTCACCCGTTTCGGGGAGTGGATGTCGCGCATCTCGGCCAGCGGTGAGGCGCTGGCGTGGATGAACGGCGCGCTGCGCGTGCTCAAGCAGCTCGGCGCGCTCATCAAGGACGTCTGGGACATCTTCGACGGGTTGATGGACGCCGCGGCGGAGGCGGGCGGCGACGTGCTCGGCGTGCTCGGCAGCTTGGTCGACGGGTTCGCGAAGTGGGTCAACAGCGCCAAGGGCCAAGAGGTGCTGGTCACCGTCTTCCGAGCCCTCAACGACATCGGGGCCGCATTGCTGCCCGTGATCACCGCGCTCGCTGGTGCCATCGGCGTGCTCGCGCCGATCGTCGGCCAGCTCGCCGAGCTGATCTGCCCGATCCTGACGACGGCGATCAACGAGCTTGCCCCTGCCATCGCGGCGCTCGGTCCGGGCGCGATAGCCGTGTTCACCGCCCTCGGCGCTGCGGTGCAGACTCTCGCCGAGAGCGGCGCGTTGACGGAGATCGCCCGCGCGTTCGCCGCTCTCATGATCGCCGTGGCGCCGCTGCTGCCCGCGCTGGCTGACCTGCTCGTCCCGGTGCTGCGAGCCCTGGCGGTGCTGGTCACGTCCGTTGTCGCCCCGGCCCTGTCGACGCTGGTCGGGTGGATTCAGCAGGCCGTGACCTGGATCACGACCGCGCCGCTCGACGACAATCACCCGCTCGCACGGTTCGCCGCTTTCGTCCGCGACACTCTCGTTCCGGCCGTGCAGACGGCGTGGGGCCACCTCAGCACGGCGTTCACCCAGCTCGGCGGCTGGATCGAGGCCAACCGTGCCACGTTCGAGGCGTGGGGCGTGGCGATCAGCGAGCTATATACGACCGCCCAAGGCATCTGGACGACGGTCTCGCAGCTGATCGGCCAAGTCTTCACCGACATCTCGACCTGGGTCAGCGAGAACCAGACGACATGGACGGAATGGGGCGACCGGATCGGCTCGATCGCGACCAGCGTTGGGGACATCGTCGCGGGCGTCTGGGAGTTCATCTCGATCGCCTGGAACACCTTCGGCGGCCCGCTGTTGGACCTGATCGGCGGCTTGTTCGGCGCGATCCTGCAGGTCATCGACGGCATCATGCAGGCCATCAAGGGCGTGATCGACGTCGTCATGGGCGTGATCACCGGGGATTGGGAACGCGCCTGGAACGGCGTGAAGGACATCTTCGGCGGCATCTGGGAGGCGATCAAGGGCGTCCTGAACGGCGCGTTGGAGATCATCAAATTCCAGATCTCGAATGCTCTGGCGGTCGTAGGCGAAACCTGGGACGGCGCCTGGGCCAAGCTGGAGCGGGTCGTCCAGGACGTGTGGAATGCCATCACCGGGTGGATCAGCCGCAAGGTTGACGAGGCCGGAGACATCATCAACCGTCTCTCCCAGGTGCCCGGCCTGGTCAGCGACTGGTTCGGGCAGGTAAGGAACGCGATCGTCGACCGGTTCAACGACGCCGTCAACTTCGTCCGCGGCATCCCCGGCATGATCACAGGCGCGCTCGGCAACCTAGGCAGCCTGCTCTACGGGGCCGGCCAGTCCATGATGCAGGGCCTGATCGATGGCCTGTACTCGATGTGGCAGGCCACGTACAACGCCGCATCCGAGATCTTGAATCACATTAGGAATCTGTTCCCGTTCTCGCCGGCCAAGGAAGGCCCGTTCTCCGGCAAGGGCTGGACGCTGTACTCCGGTCAGTCCATGGTCACCGGGCTGGCCGAGGGCGTCCTGCAGAAGGAGGGAGCGCTCACCTCCGCGATGGGCCAGGTGCTGCGGGCGGGCGCTGGCGTGCTGGCGCCTGCGCTGCCGGGCTTCGATGTGCCGTCGCCTGCTTCTGCGTTCGGTGGCGCGTTCGGCGCACCGGCGAGCGGTGTTGGTGGCGCGGTTGCGGCGCCGCGCAGCGTCACGGTTGAAAACCTCATCCTGCAGGGCGTGTTCGACCCCACCAACCCGATCTCGTATCGGGCGATGGTAGAGCGGCTGCGCGAGGCCATTCGCGACCTGGAGAAGGAGGATTACGCGGATGCCTAGCGCGCTGCAACTCGGCCGGCTCGCCCTGCGGGAGACGTGGGGGTTTTCGGAGTCGGCATATCAGGGCTGGTCGATGCACATCTCTGGCCTTGAGGTCCGACCGATGATCGGGCTCGACGAGTTGTGGGACCGGTTCGACGGCGCGCTCGGCGTGCAGGGCGCGCTCATCCCAGCCGTCTGGGAGGAGAAGACGCAGCGCAACGGCTACTACACCGTGTCCAGCGCCTCGGGGGCGGTGCTGGACCGGCGGCCGATCGGCATCGCCACCGTCGAATGGAAGATCAGTCTTCAGCGGCACGGGCCTGACACCGACGTCGACCTGGAGAGCAGGCTCAGCGGCGCGGTCCGGCAGAACGACTTCTCGCTGACGGGTGAACGCTGGAGCGCGCCGGCGATCGGCCACTACGGCTACTACACCGGATCCACCCTGCCGTCGCTGCTGACCCGTACCACGACGGATGGCCAGATCACCGTCTACCGGGGTCTGCCTGCCGGGGTGTCGCCGCGGTGGGGGTGCCCGGTGGGGGACTACATGCAGGGCCGGGTGCGGGTGCTCACCGCGGGGACCGAGCGGGTGGGTACGGCGCATCCGCTGTCGGCGTCCGGGTGGGAGCTCAGCAATGGGCTGGTCAGGGTGCGCCCGCTGGCCAGCGGCGGCAGCATCGAGGTGGCCAGCTTCACGGGCGGGGCATGGCGGCCGAAGGCCTGGTGGATCGACATTGGTGGCACGCAGGTCACCTCCTGGGACTCGGCCAGCGTGCTGCGGAACGACTTCGAGCAGTGCATCATCCGGCTGACGGTGGCCCGCAGCCCGGTCGGCCGGGCGTACCTTGACCTCACTCTCCGGCGCGGGAGCCGGAGCGTCGAGGCGTACCTGCAGCGCGGCGACTCCGGCACCCTCGCGGTCTACCTGGCGACGCCGGAATCGCTCACCGACTCGACCAGCTACGTCGTCGCCACGGCGGACGACGCCGACGGCAACCGCGTTGTCGCAGGGTCGGCGCGGAACTTCGACCCGCACGCCGACGGCGGCATCAGCCGGTCGAGCGTGACCGCAATGGACTTCTGGCTCGGCGTCGTCGCAGGCGGCGCAGCGGCGGTGTCGGGCGATCAGGCGGCGCACCTGCGGGATCAGTACATCGGGGCGCTCCCGGAGACCACAGCAGCGGTACGGAGGTAACGGGGTGCCGGTCAACGAGAAGCTCATGGAGCTCGGGTCGTGGTCGCTGACGCTGGTGGAGGAGACGCCACGCGAGATCCTCGACCAGCTCGGCTACTTCGGCCACATCGCCATCACCCCGGGCAGGCTCAACCCGGCCGAGTACGGCGACAACCTGCTGACGATGGCGCGCTACGTCGGCGTCTTGACGGGCCGGGATGTCGACCACCTGCGCAAGGTCATCGACGGGCAGGGCATGGCCGTGTGGCTCGGCGACGCCGACGGCAAAGGCGACGTGCTGGAGTCCGCTGTCCAGATCAGCGCCCAGACTTTTCCGAACGCCATCAGGGCGATCCTGGGCGCTGGCACTGCCGTGGTGGAGGGCACTCTGCACAGCGGGATCGCGGGGGCGTACACCGGCCGGCACCAGTGGCAGTCCCGCCGGAAAGCGATCGCCTACATTTGCACGACGATGGGCGCGGAGTGGCGGGTCAACGGCGATGGCACGTTGGACGCGGGCCCGGCCGGGAGCCTGTTTCAGGAGACGCCGGACACGGTGATCGTGCGGCGCCGTCCGAATCGCCACACGGACGGCGACGATCTCAGCCTGCACGGTCTGCGCGGGGACATGGGGCTGGCTCAGGACGTGGACGACTGGACGTCGCGGGTGGTGCTGCTCGCTGAGGGGCAGGGCAACGCGGTCGTCACTGGCGCGGCCGATAATCCTGCTAACCCCTATCTCGACTTGCGTGGTCAGCCGGTGAACCGCACGCGGATCATGTCGGAGTCGACGACGGCGCCGACGAATGCGCAGGGCCGGGCGGAGTATCAGCTCAGCCGGTTTGTGACGCCGCGTGCGGCGGTGCGGCTCACCACGGACGACTATGACGTTGAGGGTGCGTTCGCGGTTGGGGATTGGGCGTGGGTGTTCGCGCCTGACGAGGGTCTGCTCGACCCGGACGTGGAGATCACGTTTCGGGGTGAGCGGATCAACCCGATCGCTCTGCGGATGGTGGGGGCGTCGTGGCCGGTGCGGCCGGGGTCGACGGTGGCGTACCGGCATCAGGACGGCTCCTGGCTGGATTTGACGCCGTACGTCGATTGGGAGGGTGGGGAGACGACGGTTGTCGTTGGTGACCTGCTGCGTTCCTTGTCGGAGGCGGGTGTGGAGCCGGTGGGGCCCAGGCCGCTCCCGGATTCTACGGTGCCGGGGACGGTGTCGTGGGTGCTGCCGTTCGAGTCGGGCGTCTACCTGGCGCCGGACGGGTCGACGCGGGCGAAGATGCTGGTCAAGTGGGATCTGCCGCTCAACGTGGACGGGTCGACGATCCTCGACGGCGACCACTACGAGATCGGGTACGGGGTGTCGCCGGTTGCCGCTGATGAGTGGCAGACGGCGTACGCGCCGTGGGGCGACCTCCAGGCGATGATCAACGATTTGTCGCCGGGCATCGACTACGACTTCCGCATCCGTGCGGTCGACTCGTCGAACAACCAGGGTGCCTGGTCGGTGACGCAGACGGAGCAGACGAACGCGGACACGATCGCGCCGTCGACGCCTGCGCCGCCGACGGTGGCCGGGTCACAGCTCGCCATCCAAATCGCGCACACGCTGGGTAAGGCCAGCGGTGGCGAGTGGAATTTGGAGCTGGACTTGCACCACTTGGAGGTGCACGTCGGCGCGACGAACACCTTCACTGCCGACGAGACGACGCTGAAAGGCCAGGTCAGTGCTCACGCGGGCATGATCGCGGCGCAGATCCCGGCGGTGGGCACGGTGCCGGTGGCTGAGACGACGGCACGGTGGGTGCGCGTGGTGGCGGTGGACGAGGCAGGGAACCGCAGTGCTGCCAGTTCGGCGGTGACTGCGACCGCCGTCCTGATCGACGACGCGCACATCTCCGACCTGACCGTCACCAAGGTCACGGCCGGGACCATCTCGGCAAACTGGCTGATCGGCGCGAGCATCCGCACGGCGAGCTCGGGGCAGAGGGTCGAACTCAACGCAACCGGCCTGCACGGCTACAACAGCGGCGGCACCGAGTTGGTCAGCCTCCTCAACACCGGTTCGTTTACGCTGCGGTCGGCGTTGTCGGGTGCGCGCATCGAGCTTGACACGTCTGGGCTTCGCGCCTACGCCTCCGGTGGCACGCAGACTGTCGACATCGCCGCAGCCACCGGCAACGTCTCCATTGTCGGACAGCTGTCGACCAGCGCCTCCGGCAAGCGAATCATTGTGAACCCGACCGGCGCCGCAGATCCGGAAATCCGGTTCATCCCCTCATCTGGGCTGCTCGCCAACTCCTTCCGGATCTACTGCCTGCAAGGAGGGCTCGACGAGGCGTACCTGCGCATGGAGGGCCTTGTCGCGAACTTCATGAAGTCCTTCGCCACATTCGGCTCGAACGGCGGCACGGTGGTGGGCTCTGAAGGTGCATCAGGTGGCCACGAGCACTGGTCCAACTTCCTCTTCTTCGGATCCGATGTCGTCGCCGGTGGAGTGACCCGGCATATCGGCATATGGGCCGAGGCTGACCTCGAAGGGATCAGCGCAGTTGTGCCTGGGTCGGTGCTGGCCAGCGGCTTCACCGGGCTGATCGACTATCTGAACACCTACTCCCCCGACTATGCGGCGATCATCACCCCGAAGGCCGGCAACCCCGTCGGGCATGCCGTGACGGCCCAGGACGGGAACAGTTTCAGCTGGACAGTTTCCGCCGCCCTGTCTGGCTCCGACCGCATCAACTACTGGGTTATAAGGACGTCCGTATCATGAACGAATGGGAAATCGTCCGCATCGAGGACGACCCTGGAGCCAGCGCGGCCGACGACCGGTGGCTCGTCGTGTATTCGGTGCCACTCGAATACTCCCCTGGGACGTTCTCGTACTCGTTCCCGAAGAGCATCATGAACACCTACGCCGCGCTGTACGAGTATGACGTCGATGATCCGGGCCAGGTCGACGACTTGTTCGACTTCATCATGAGCCGCCCCATGCTCAAGGCGCGCCCACTCGATGCGGGCATGCCGTCAGGCCATCCGAGTCTCCTCACTGCGGAAGCGGCCACTCGTATCGATTCGCTCAGCCCATCAGTTAACGCAGCCCGGCTTGCAGCCCACCCGAAGCACGCATTGTCAGCCTCGCCCGCTCAATTGCGGGCGACGATCAAGGATGGCATTGCGGCAATGAAGCGCGGAGAGGCGCCCCTGGTGGCTGGCCGGGAGGTGGCGTTGAGGATCTCCGGCATGCCGGACGTGGCCGGCGGCAGCGAGAATCCGAAGTACATCCTGAAGCGGGACATGGTGGCCCGGCTCAATAAGGATCGCGTGGCCGCTGGTCGCAACCATTACCGACAGCAGCGCGTCGGTCTGATCTCGAATGGCTCCGCATGAGAGAGCCATTGTCGGTGCCCACCGACGCCGTGCTCATCGCCACCGCCAGGCAGCGCAACAACGCCTTCGACGAGCTGGCAAAGGCGGAGGTCCTCATCGAGCAGCTCGTGGAGGAGAACACGAAGCTCGCCGCCGAGCTGGAGAAGCTCCGCGCCGACGCAGCCAGCTAGCCCTACCGGTAGTAGTAGGTGGTCTTCCGCTTCTTCCGGAACACCAACCTGAACAGCCACCACGGCAGCCAAACCAGCAGCCCCCACACGCCGCACGTGCACACCGTCAACACCAGATGCGTCGCATGCGACATGCCGGACAGGCCGCGCTGCTTGTGCACCGCCTTCACCTTGCGCGGCTGACGAGGATCCGGCGGCGGATAACCCATAACGACTCCTAGCGGCGGCGGCTGTAGTGGCGGAATGAGACGCCCCAAGCATCCCCCCGGATGACATCCCGCGCATGTCCACATCCGGACACCCCCGATCGTGCCGTCCGCCGCTTGAGGGTGCCGGCGGGCGGCACACCCTTCTACGGCGAGGAGTGACGTGACCGATGCCCCATCCCCGGGCGAGCTCTCCCGCCGGATCGACCAGGTGAACATGTCGCTGACGCAGCTCGTCCAAAGGACCGAGTACACAGCGGACCGCCGCTACGACGACCGGCGCATGAGCGAGACCGAAGCCGACGTAGTAGAGCTCCGCCGGCAGCTCACCGAAGACCTGAAGGCACTGAAATCCAGCATCGACACCGCGACGGAGAAGCGCGGCACCAACATGCGGCAGGCCATCTACACGGGCATCCTGCCCGCCGTCTTGGTCCTGCTCGGCATCGTGGTGCAGATCTGGCTCGCCAGGCAGGGATCGTGATGGGCGAGCATGTGCGGCGAATCCGCCGCAACTGGGTGCTCGTGGCCGCGGCTGGCGTGATCGGCGTGCTGGTGGTGTTCATCTCGATCCAGATTCAGGCCCTCGGTGAGCAGCTGCGTAAAGCCGAGGAGGACAGTCACGTCCTGGCCGATCAGGTGGAGCGGCTGGGCGGCACGCCGCTGGTGTCGCCCGCACCGGGCCCGACTGGCGCCCGCGGCCCTGTCGGTTTACCTGGCCCGCAGGGTGAGCCCGGCCCGGCAGGGCCTGCGGGGAGAGACGGCGCTCCAGGCCCGACCGGTAAGCCGGGCAGGGACGGCGCGCCGGGACCCACGGGGCCGCCCGGGGTGCGGGGAAGCCCAGGCCCCAGGGGTGAGCTGGGAGAGACGGTCACTGGCCCGCCCGGCCCGAAGGGCGACAAGGGCGCAGACGGTGGCGACGGTAAGGACGGAGCCGCCGGCCCGAAGGGTGAACAGGGCGACCCGGGGCCGCGCGGCGAACCCGGCCCGCCACCCACCTCCTGGACGTTCACCCACCTCGGCATCACCTACCGGTGCACGCCAACAGAGCCAGAATCCACCACCTACACCTGTGAGCCGGGAGGCTGACAAATGCAGCTTGTGAAGCGTGCCGCGTTCGGCTGGGGCACGACAGGGGCCGCCCACGCGAGGCCGAGCAAAGGGCTGGTCATCCACTACGACGGCTCCGACCAGAACCTGGCCGGCAAGCCGCACGCGTCCTGTGTGGACTACTGGCGGCGGACCCGCAAATTCCACGTTGGCTCGAACCGGCAGTGGGTCGACATCGGCTACAGCTTCGGGGCGTGCCCGCACGGGTTCGTGTTCGAGGGCCGCGGCGAGAACCATGCGCAGGCGGCACAGCCGGGCGGCAACACCACCTGGTACAGCGTGACGCTCATGTCCGGGCCAGGCGAGAAGCCGACGCCGGAACAGATCGAAGCCGTCCGCGAACTGCGGGCGTACCTGATGAGCCGCGGCCTCGGCGCAGCGGTGAAAGGCCACCGCGACTTCTACTCCACCTCATGCCCCGGCGACAGCCTGTACCGGCTCGTCCGGGACGGCACCTTCACCAAGAGCCCGAGCAGCTTCAACACCATCGAGGAGGACGACGACGTGGACGTTAACGCCGTCTGGCACGACGCCAGGATCAAGATGAACAAGGGCGAGAAGACCGAGTCCGAGCGCTCGCCTGCCGCCGTGCTGCAGGAGCTGGAGACGGAGCAGGACCGCATCAAGTCCCGCCTCGACGACCTCGACGAGAAGCTGGACGCGGTCCTTGCCGCGCTCGGCAAGTGACGCGTTTCTGGCTGCAGTACTGGCCGTATCAGACGTGGCTGCCGCGGCATCCCGAGCCTGTAGAGCAGCACGAGCCCGAAGACGGGCGTATCCCCGGCCTCATCGATGAGGCCAACTGACCGGCTCCCTGTTGAGAGCCGCCCCGAGGCGCGCCGCTGGATGTGGTGCGCCTTTCGCATGTCCCCCATCCCGAGGAGCACCCTCAGATGAGCAAGTCCCTGATCCTGTTCACAGCGCTGGCCACGGCTGGCGTCCTGGCCGGCGTACCCGCGTCAGCGTCCAGCGCGGTGGCCACGACGTCCACGACCGTGGACGTCGACCAGATCGACGAGCTGAACCTCGGCGCCTTCGGCTGGAACGCCCACGGCTCCGACCGGACGTGGAACGCCAACGCCGAGTACATCGACGTTAAGAACGTCACCGACGGGCCGGTCAATGTGAAGGGACTGGTGGTCGAGGACTCGTGGCGGCATGCCCAGCCGGCCGACACCACGAGCCCGTGCAACCGGTTCGAGGTCAGCGGTGTCCCTCAGGCGGACGGCGCAACGGCGGAGACGCTGCCGGCCGGGCATACGCTCCGCGTCTACGTCGGCGCTGGTACCCCGCGGGTCTTCTGGAGCGGCGAGTTCCACGCCGTCTACATGAACTCGCCCGCGAAGTGCGGCTACAACAGCCACATCTTCAACAACGGGCCGCGCGCCGACAAGCGCGCCCCGTGGGACACCGTCTACGTCACCACCCCGGCAGGCAAGTTCGCGTCGAAGTCGTACAACTACAGCTTCGGCTACGTCGCCAAGTAGTCCCACAGTCTCGGCCCGGCCGTACATCTTCGGGTGACGGCACGGGCCACCCACCTGCGCGTATCGCGCCGCAGGTTCCTCATTTCCGCCCTCGGATGAGGCGTCCGTCCCTGAAGGAGGGGCACATGCAGATCAAACTGTTCGGCCGTGAACCCGCGGTCATCCTGTACGTCATCAACGCCCTCGTCGCGTTCCTCGCCACCATCCCCGCGATCGGGCTGACCGCCGAATCGTCGGGCTGGGTGATGACCATCGCCAACGGTGTTGTCGCCCTGCTCGTCGCCGTGCTCACCCGCCCGTTCGTCGTGTCGGCGCTGACCGGCGCCCTGTCGACGGTGCTGACCGGGCTGGCCGCGTTCGGGCTGCCGTTGACGGAGCAGCAGACTGGCGCGTTCGTCATGGTGGTTTCTGCGGTGCTGGGCCTGGTGTTGCGGGCGAATGTGTCGCCAGCGCCTGCCACGTCCGCGTATCCGCCGGGGACGCACGCCTAGAGTCGTCCCGCATCCTGGTTTTGCCCACAGCTTGGCTGGGTGCGGGCGGGGGCGGCTGGCTGCTCGGGACTTCCAGCCGCCCCGACAATCGTTGAGTTGTCCCGACGCGGGAACGCCCCGTCCTCCCTTGCGGGGGGCGGGCGTTTTCGTGCTGTCTGGCGTTCACCGGTCGCGGAGTCTGGGCCTCCCGTGTTTCGCCCGATGCGCGAGCACCAGCTCGTGCCACACCCGCCGAGCGTCCACGTACACGCCCCGGCCCGCCTCCTCATGCCCGCCCTCCTTGGCGTTGCGCAGGACGAGGTACTGGCCGCCTGCGCAAACCCACTCGTAGGCGCCGCAGCAGGAGGTTTCGATGACGCGCTCGCGCCCGTGGGAGACGTGCGGCTCCCATGCGTAGTCGTCGGGATGCCGCGTAATCTCGACCATAAGTCGCACCTCCACCGTGCGATAGGGCCCGTCCTCGCGTGTCACCGCTGGGCGGGCCCGACGTTTTCCCCTGAGGGTAGAGGCAAACGTTCGCAAACGTCTGCCCCTGATGGCAACCGTGCGCGGTCGCAGGACCACGTGGGCGGACATTTACCGTCCATGGCCATGAGCATCGACCACGACGGGCCGACGCCGCTGTACCGGCAGTTGGCGGCGGTGCTGCGCGCCCAGATCCTGTCCGGGGAACTCCCGGCGGACCGGCCGATCCCGTCGGAGCAGCGGCTGATGCAGGTGCATGAGGTGGGCCGCGACACGGCCCGTAAGGCGTTGCGGATTCTGCGCGAGGAGGGGCTGGTGGAGCCGATCCAGGGGCGTGGCACGTACGTGGTGCCTGAGGAGCGGCGCGGCGCGGACGGCGCAGTGAGTTGACCTGGACGCGACGGCGCCCCACCTCGCACGCTGGGGGTGGGGCGTCGCTGCCTATCCTGGGACGTCGAGAGCCCCGGCCCGTGGGGAAGCGGGACCGGGGCTCTCGCGTGAGGATCGGTAGCGGTCAGGGAATCGTCTCTTCGGGCACGTCGTTGCTAACCTCGGTCAGCATCTTGATCACGTCGTCGACGTTCACCTCCTCGCCGTATTTGATCGGCTCCTTGTGGGCCTTCCGAATATCCCGAACGACCTGCGGAATGGCGCGGAGGCGGACCGTCATATGCAGACTCTCCGCCATGTGTGCCAGCAGGCTGGCGTCGCCGGTTTCCGCGTATTGGGCCACTGGCTCGTACGTGTTCAGGAACAGCGACCGCCGCTCCTCCTCGGTCGCCATGTCGTACATCGCCCCGGCGCGCTGCATCGCCTTCTCAACGCGGAGGGTTGCGGTGGAGCCGGTGGTAGTCATGGCGGCCATCACGCCCCCGTCCTGCGCAGCGCGTCCAGCACCTGGACGCGCGGGTCGGTCGGAGGTACCCGGTTCAGGTCCTGGTCGAGGGGGCCGTCGTAGCCGCCCTCCCGGATCTCCTTGAGCTTCTGATACTTCGGGTCGTTGTCGAACATGGCCCTCAGCCTCTCTTGATGTTTCCGGACCGCTTCTTGGGAGCGACCAGCGCCCCGCCGGGGACGCGGGTGTGCGTCTCGGTGTCACTGGCGTGGAAGGGGCCGTGAAGCCCCTTGCGGGTGCAGGGCTTCTCCTCGCTGCCGTCGGCCGGGACGAAGGTCAGCCTGCATGGTTTCTTGAACATCGCGTCTCCTCTTGCTGCTTCTGGTCGCGGGGTCGGCCCGACAGGCCGGTCGCGCCGGGCGTCCCGCCCGACGTGAGC